CAACTAGAGGCAAGTCGAGAATGACCGTGGCATCCGGGTTTTCAGATACGACGCGTGTGACGTTTCTGTTTTGACCTCGAGCTATTCTGTATTGGCGACGCCCCAGTGACAAGACGACAAACCGACCCTTCAACGCGTTTTCGACTGGAGATTTAACCAGATTGTTGGTGAGAGGTCTAAGCACATCCGTGAGTTTTTCCGGCAACGCGTCATTGTGGTCTTCGACAACGTCGGTAAGATGCGCGAGTTCGTCTTTAGTGTCTCTCGCGTATCCAATCAACGTGTCATGCTTCTCCAGTAAACTATCGTATTTCGCCATCAGTTGGTTATGATTTTGCATCAGTTCAGCGTGTTGTTTATCCATACGCGAAATAATGTCATCCTTTTCTTGCAACTTTGCGCGCTCTTTTCGTTTGAAATCGGCAACGTAAAAATCGACTATGATTTGATTGCATTTATCGTAAAACTCTACGGAAACCCACGATGCGATGTCTAGGATGAGCTCCTTGCGCACGTACTGGCCTGTTGTTTTCGTCACTAGTTCGTCCTTGTTATCACCAGTGACTTCGTAAAAGTCAGAGCCGCCGACCATATATGGTCGGCGGCTCTCATAGTAATCGATTAGTTTCTTGGATTTTTCGAGACGCGACCATTTTCTAAATTCCTTCCCACCATCAGCGCACAACTTGGTCGCGTTGAAGCAACCCGTTTTCTTATCGACAACCAACTTGAATTCGCCAAACATTCCATAATAGAAAGTATCGCGGATTTGCTCAAAACACACGTCGTTGAGTGAACACATCTTTTCTTCTTTGGACAAGACGCGTTGATGCGTGAAAATTTCGTTTCCAGATTTGGAAATGAAATACTTAGTGTAGTCGTTTGATTAACATGACGACAGCGATGCTTGAAAGTTCTTTCCCTGGTTCAAACATTGTGCATTGTGTATACGATTGTCCCGTTTCAGCGCCTGTGACTAACCGCGCCGTTTCAAACTCGTCTCCATCCGTACACAAGTCTGGTTCACACGGAGGTGCAGACGCGGCTCCGTATGATGGCGGCATACGCGGTATCGCTTCATAGACGCTTATCCTCAACACGCTCGGGACGGTATAGTCCCGTTCGCCATTTTTAGCGGAATGGACCATCGCGCAGTCAGACTTGGTTGACGCGATAGCCATCGGCACAAATTCTCCATCTCTCTTTAGTTTTGTTAGAACAATATCCCTACCAGCAGGGACGAGAGCGCAGACTTGACCAAAATCTGACACAACCGATAAAAACCTCGTATGCGCAGAAAACGCCGTAATTACAAAATTTTCAACTCTATCGGTGCACGCCGCTAAGCAGTACAAGACGTTCCTCTTTCCGTGTTGTACGCAATTATACGGAACCAATCTATCGCCTCTCGCTAAGCCAACTGTCATCAATGCGATGTTGATCCGAGAATACGTTTTGTTCTTTAGATATTTGACGTATTTCTTGACGTCAAGCTTGCTTGGCGTATCAGTCGTGACGACAAAGGTATTTTCGCTCTTTAGATATTTGACGTATTTCTTGACGTCAAGCTTGCTTGGCGTATCAGTCGTGACGACAAAGGTATTTTCGCTCTTTGGCTTCAGCGAAGCAACTTGAATAAAGTTATATCTGTCCATCGTTTCTGTCCTTTCTTCTTGCACAATGAATCCAAATTTTTCAATTTTGCCGAATCAAATGGTTAGTAAAGCTATATAGTGGAATTCGACTTGGTTCTTGTCGACAGATTTGTACGCCAACACTGTTCCGTTGTATTTAACAAGTCCGTCACCACCGCTTATCTCTTCGATATCGTATTCATTGACAATCGCGTAAACTGGGGGTCGGAACGCCGTCGAAACAATTTCCGATTTATCGTAATAGCCGCGCGTCGTCCACGCAACGACGCTATCGTTCGCTTCGTCCAACGACCCTACCGGTATTGCCAGAAAAGGGCCATCGCTCAGCAAGGTATTGCGGAAAAAATACGGTTTGGTCGAGTCTGGTATAACGGACGAAAATACGCGTTTTTCCGCCGATTCGAAAGTACGCAACACGTTCTCAATAGATTCCGGACCTGCCAAGATAATCGTCGTAGGTGTATCGATGAAATCGCGTACGTTTGAATAGAAACTGCTAAGCTTGTCTCTCGTCCTATACAACGCCACTTTTCCAGGAGTATAAAGAACGTACATTCGAACAATAAATAAAAGTCTTTTCAGCAAACTATGACAAGGCACGACGATAACGCCGCTGGATGCAAAAGACGGGTTCGAGTCAAATCTGTCTGACTTGATCTCATATTTTACACCGGGATCAACCCGTATGGCTATCATCGCGAGTTTGGCATCCACGTTCATCTTATCCATCGGAAGTAAATTGGAAGCCGCTTTTAGGGCATATTCTAGCAAAATGCTAGCGTGACGTTTCGACAAACCAAAAACATTAATCGAATTTGGTACGTCCAAATCGTCAAACTCTGTGTTTGATATATCGACTTTAACGTCTGCCAATCTGACCGATTTTCTCGTCAATAATACGCAATCAACATTTCCAACTCGTAACCCAACCTCACCAAGTCGTTGCCATGTGGCGGTAAGACGCCACTCGTCCAAAAATCGTTTCGCCCCTTCCCTATCAACTCGCCTAATTTGTCGCGCCAATGGCGCAGCAAACGGAGGCAGCGGGTTCGTCACCAACGAACAATCTGTACCGTCAGATGCACGCACGTTAATCAGACGACATTTTCCATTCGCATCAACGAGTTGACCTGTCACCGGCAATCTAGGAAATTTCGGAACCACAATGTCAGTAAAGTCGTTTAGTAGATGAGCGCGAGTCATCTTGGTGAAGAAATCGAAAAGTTTTTTTACGATAACATCTCCGGGTAAAAAACTGCGTCCGTCTGTGCGCGTAATGAGTTCAACCGATGGATACGGTTCTTCTTGTTCGTATAGTTCATATAGAAAAAACGTTTCTCGGTTTGGTTTGAACCGACTATAGAACGCAGAGTGAGAAGGAACGACCAATTTTCCTTTAGGTTCATCGTTGGATGAGGCGAATACGAATATATTGCAATCCATGCTGGTTTCAAGCGCGTGAACGAATTTTGACGGCCTTAAGTCTGCAGTACGAATCATGTCACGAATTTCGTCCAAATCCATATCGTACAGTTCTTGTTTCGCGGCCATTGCGTAAGCTTCAGAGTCGAGTTTGATTGCGTCTCTAATGACTCTGTTGATCACGGTACTTTTCCGCATTCTTTTGTACGCAATCTGGCCTTTCCCTAGCAGAATCGCTTCCACAGAGGCGAGACGAGATTTTGTAACACCATTTCTCACATACGATATGTTTGGATTAGACTCCAATGCCGAAAATAAGCGAACAATATTTTCCGGTAATATTTCCGTCTCGCCTGGATTCAACGCTCTTTTTCTGAACGCTTCAGTCTGTTGTATCTGACGCTCTACTGCCGGTTCCCCGTCTTCGAAATAATAACTTCGATAAAGAGAACCTCGTTTATCTTTTTGGTCTCGTTTAAAGCAACATGGAACTGCTGGGAAAACGTCTCTATTTGCCAGGTCGTTTTTCCGCAATCCGATAAACGGATGAGATGCCTCGACGCATGCGTACGTTCTCGGTTCTATACGTTTGCCGTCCACCGTTTCTCCTTTGATCGGAAAAACCAATGAATCTCCTCGTCTATCGTCTTGCGCTACAACGATCGGAGGATTGGCGCATTTTCTAGAATAGGTAGGGTAAAAGATTTCCGGAGCTACGGCTCGCAGGCCTTTGGCTACAAAGGACCGTTTTGGTGCTACAGTCGAGGAACAGTCTTCTGGCGCGAATGGCGGAATGTATCGTTTATATTCTGCAGTCACGTTATCGTACTCGGAATTGTACAAACTCATTAATTTTCCCATGACCGTTTGCAGAGGCACAATGTCGTCTGTTGTTTCCGTCCTGACCCTACAGCGTATGTACCATTCGCCGATATTGGCCATTCCGTACTCGTTTGCCTTTCTGGTCTGCTTCAACGCCATATTAAGAGTGCCGATTCCGCCGAGACGATGTATGTAAACGGACGAGGACAGTTTCGAAGGGCGAAGAAATTCGTCTATCGCTATTAAAGAATTAAACAGCGGATTGTTCATGGCCAATTCTCCAAACACAAAAGTATCTATACATTGGGTTGGGATACTATAATATACAACAACCTGATTATCTCGCTCGGATTGTTTGACCAAATTTAACGATCTAAATGAGTCCAACACGCGCCGCACAAACTTTTCTCTGTCGACAAATCTTGGTCCTACGTTCAAATCCATCGTGACTAATAACGTGCCATCTTGAATGGCGAACGCGGCGTTAGTGTACGACTTGTAAACAAGTTGCAATGGCTTGACGCCGTCAACATCGGAATTTACTTTTAACAATAGCACATCGGTGAGTTGAATAGAGAGCCACTCTGGATTAAACTTAAACCCACTATGTAGTTTGAATAGCAACTTGCCGTCCTCTGCCAAAGCGGCGTACGGTACGAATCGACAAGTGACCAGAGCATCAAATAACGTCGACAAATTAGATTCAAATTTCCCCAGATTAAGCGTAAATTGAACGTGATCAATTTCGTAAGGAGTAAATGGCACTGGCGATATCGCTTCAAAGTCGGCAGCAACGCGTTCGAGTCGTTGAGTCTTGGTTCTATTCGCTTCGATGGCTTTATTCAACAACCCCAAAACTCGCGTTCGATCTCTCCAAATCGCGTCAACGTCACGATGTAAATTCTTGATGGATCTAAGCAAAATGTCACGGGACCGATCGTCGCTCGCGGCGAGCGTCGCGTTCGTTCCGATAAACAAATCCTCGACTTGTGCGACCGTGACATCGGCGGGATATGGCGGAGCAGGAACGGTCAACGTGTGTTGGTTCAAGACTCGCTGGCGTAAATAATCAAAAACTGTTAGATCAGAGGCTTCGTACGCTTTGACGGAAACGGGCTTGGCGTAGACCAACCATTTCGGTAGAGTGAGTAACACTGCAGCTATTCGTTCTTCAACGCTCTCCGCAGAATCTATCACGTAAAGTTTGAAAGGTTTACCATTTAATCTCATTTTCATTAAACTTGAATTTCCTTCATTCAGAATAATATATAATAAAAACGACAATGAACACACTCTTTTTCAAACTAAGGACTCCAACGGCGAGAACTCCAACAAAGGCTCACGCAGACGACGTCGGTTACGATCTGTACGCCGACCAATCACTCATCATCCCTCCTCGCGATCGAAAGTTTGTCAAAACCGGACTGCAAATAAAAGTGCCTTCCGACTGCTACGGGAGAATCGCGTCCAGATCTGGTCTATCGACTAAACATAAAATCGACGTCGCTGCCGGAGTAGTAGATAAGAATTATCGAGGAGAAATTATGGTCGGCCTTATCAATTCGAGCGACGAACCATTCCATGTTGAATTTGGAATGAAAATAGCTCAATTAATTTGCGAACTAGTTCGATACCCGAATCTAGTACAGGTCGACGAAATGGACTCGACCGACAGAGAAAACTCGGGGTTCGGATCATCTGGAATCTAAAGAGCGGGAAAACTAAATCAAATTTGGTTTAGTTTTATGGTAGTTAACCTTTGCATACTGAACATCCCCAATATTTTATCAACATATAGATAGAAACGACAACCGACACTGCGCATACCAACACGATGATAGTTCGTTTATTTTTCCGACTCGAACCAGTCTCGACCGAAGCGGCACCAAACCCGGCAAGCGCAAAAGGTATCGCAGCGCATATGCCACAAAAATCTTCTCGTATGTCCATTTACCATATATCGAATAGAAAAATGTTGTTAGATGAAAATGTTGAAAGATCCGATCATGTACTTGGAAAGACCAGATTTCACTGACGACGGCAATCTCGTTCCCGCGCTACGCAGGACCCCTATATTTGTCATGATTCAAGCCAATTTCTGCGGGCACTGTCAATCCGCAAAGCCAGCTTTTCAGCGCTTGGCCGAACAGGGACTTGTCACATGTATGACGATACAGGGAGACGGCGAACGCCAGTCAGAGAGAAATATCGTGCCACTGCTATCCAAAATCTATCCCGGTTTTCAAGGCTATCCCAGTTATATTCTATTTGTCGGTGGGCGTAAAATACCGTACAAGGGCGGACGAGATTTAATTTCTATGCGAAAATTTGTGGTCGAATCACTTTAAAAACGAATGGGCAATGTCTCAATACGAATACGATGCCATCCCCGCAATACATTTATCGCTTAAACATATCATATCCCATAAATAAATGAGCCAGCTTGTTTCCATGAACGATATATTCAATAGAGTATTTGACGAACGAAGCGTAAGAATTGTGTTGGTCGAAACGAGAGACGAAAATGGCGACGTTGAAAACGTGCCATGGTTTTGCGGCAGAGACGTGTGCGAAATTTTGGGTTACGTCAATTATAGAAATGCAATAGCTGAACATATAGAATCTGATTGCAAACAACAATTAGGCGTACTTTTTAACGGTACGCCTAATTTAACTCACAACGAACGTCAGTTGACATATATTAACGAAGAAGGCTTGATGGGCTTACTGTTTGCGTGTAAATTGCCGGTGGGCAAACGGTTCCGAAAATGGGTATTGAAGGAAGTACTACCTTCGATAAGAAAAACGGGCAAATACGAACTCAAAAACCAGTTGGAATCGAGCAAGTCTCAACTCGCGATAAAAGAGACGGAATTAGAAGTAGCGCGTAAAAGAGCTGACGAAGCGGAATTACAAAAGAAGGTAGCAGAATTGCGCGCTGTAACTCGGCATCGTCTTCAGGTGGCGTACCAAGAGCGAACTCGATCGCAAGTTTTCTACATTTGCACGTCGGAATTGATGGGGCGCGATAACGAATTCAAGATTGGAGGCGTTGAGAATCGATCATTTCTCAAAAAGCGTTTGGCCATGTACAATACCGGTAATTCCGGAGTACACCCGGAATTACGCAATTTCTTTGTCTACTTTGTTGAGGTTTCAAACTACAAACAGATGGAGTCACGAATGAAGGAACTGCTCGCGCCGTTCAGATCGAAGCGTAATCCAAACAGCGAAAACTTTAATCTTCATTTTGATATACTGCGGCCGCTAACCGAACTAGTTGCAGACAACTACAACGAGGAAATCGAGCGGTTGAACGAGTTTGTGAAAGCGCTGCTGGAGACGTTTACTCTAAATTATGTCAATCCAGTGCGCCTTATCGAACTCGATCCCGATAACATCCCTGCGCACTTTAACATTACTATTACAAAGCGCGAATTTGGAACAACGGAAACTCGTAAAATAAAAGCGTCGGAATTGACGGATGATGAATTAAAAACGGTAATTGCTCAAGTAATTGAAACTTTTGAACAACAAACAATCAAACGAGCGGATATTGAAAAAGTTATGGAAAACACATTTGTCATTGAGTCTAATAAACGACGCATATGGGACGTGTCTAAATCAATTATTGCCGACATTGGCAAAACCCCAAAGTATTAATAATACACATGTGTATTATTATAGAATTTCGAACGCGTCGAACGTGTGTTCAACACATTCATTAATAGAATTATTTATCCAAACGTTCTTGTTTTATTCTGCGCAACGCGTCTTCCACGTCGAACGCGTCCCTCACAATTTCGATACATCGTTCCTTGTCTTTTCTCAATCTCTGTAGTCCTTGGATGTAGTTCATGTTCGTCTTGCGCAACTCGATCACTTGTTCTCCAGATTGCAACTTGTTTAGTTCTCGTCGCAATTGTTCGTTCGTTTCCTTCAACTCGTCTCGATCTCTCGCGTGTAGTTTATCGACATGCTTTTTCGTCAGTTTCTTTGACGAGACATTTTCAAGTAATCTCTTCAACGACGCAATCTCCTTTCTCGCTTCCGTCAGTTCTTCTTCGTAGTTGTTGAATGTCTCTTCTTTTTCTTCTTCAAATTCCTCTTCCTTTTCTTCCAACTCTTTGTCCTTGTCGTCGATTGCGTCGTTCAATTCTTTGACTTCCTCTTTATACTCGGATATTTGCTGTTTAAACTGCTCAATAATCTCCGCGTGAGATTTTTCTGTGAGCGCGAGTTTAGTTTGATAACCGAGTAGGTCAATGTCCTTTTGTTTATCAATATTTTCTACCGCTGCATCTACAATCTTATCGAGGTATGCAAACAACATTTTTTCAAACGGTCTCGCGGTTGGGAGTTTACATCTCAGAACCAATTGCAAAACGCCATTCTTTTGAATATAGTTTGTTTGGGGTTTATCTGATCCATCAGAACAAATGTCGCTAAATGTTGTCACGTATTCCTCGGACACAAACGACAAGATCGGTTTCTGTTTAGAACAAGACTTGTAACCTAGCGCCGTAACCACATCGTTTGCGCGGAAATATAAGACATCTGAACTAATTCTCGTCGTTATGACTGATCCGTTGAATTCAAATCGTTGCATGTTAATGTTTATTTTCCACAGATGATGGAATTGTATCGATTCAATTTCTAGAAAAATGATAACGGGCATGCATGTCTAACGGGCATGCATGTCTAACGGGCATGCATGTCTAACGGGCATGCATGTCTAACGGGCATGCATGTCTAACGGGCATGCATGTCTAACGGGCATGCATGTCTAACGGG